TTGGGGAGCACTTAATATTGCTCAACTTGGTATAGGTATTATAACCAGAGCTTCTGCAACTACGCCAATCTCAATAGTTGGTCCAGCTAGAACATTTTGTCAAATTGCAAAAGGTGGGTCAGGTAATATTCACATGATTGCAATAGATTATCAAGGTAGAGCTTGGGCATGGGGCAGTAATAGCGATGGTCAATTAGGCGATTGGACCATTTTCTCTAAACAATCTCCAGTATCTGTTGCTGGTGCTGCAAAAACATTTTGTAAAATTGCAGCTGGACTCGGTGCCGCCAACGTTGGTCATTCACTTGCAATAGATTATCGAGGTAAAGTTTGGGCATGGGGAAGTAATAATGTTGGCCAACTTGGAATTAATACCGCAACAACACGATCCATAACACCAGTATCAATACTCGGTGCAGCAAAAACATTTTGTGAAATTTCCGCAGGTCAATCATTTTCGGTGGCAATAGATTATCAAGGTAAAGTTTGGGCTTGGGGAAGTAATGCCTTCGGTCAATTAGGCGATAATACTATTGTTTCTAAAAGAACACCAGTATCAATACTCGGTGCAGCGAAAACATTTTGTCAAATTGCAACCGGCGGAAGCCACGCCGTTGGATTGGATTGGGCTGGTGGTGTGTGGTGTTGGGGATTGAACGGCAACGGCCAATTAGGTGATAGATCGATAATTAGTAAATTAACACCGGTAGCAATATGTAACGCTGGAGGACCATTATTTTCTCAAATTTCTGCTGGAGCAACTTTCACTTTTGCACTTGAAGACACAGGTCAAGCTTGGGCTTGGGGAAATAATGCCACCGGTCAATTAGGGGACAATAGTATAACTAATAGATGTACACCTGTAAAAGTTTATCAAAATACAGTTGGTGCCTTTTGTAAAATAACAGCAGGCACAAATCACACATTTGGTATAGATCCGCTTGGTCAAGTTTGGGCTTGGGGAAGTAACACCGTTGGTCAATTAGGCGATAATACTATTGTTTCTAAAAGAACACCAGTATCAATTGCTGGTGTTAAAAAAACATTTTGTGAAATTCAAGCTATCGGACTTGCTACAATAGCAATAGATTATCAAGGAAAAGTTTGGGCATGGGGTAGTAATAATACTGGCCAACTTGCTGATAATACTTTATATCGAACAACACCAGTACAAGTTTGTACAATTTAAAAAAAAATCGTATATTACATTAATTAGTTTCAATAAATAAAAAGGTAGGTTATGAAAAAACAAAAAGATACTTTGGTTCTTACCATTTCTATCGGTGAATATTACAATGAATTAGCAAAACTAACATTACCATCGATACAAAGTTATGCTAAAAAGATAGGCGCAGACTTTTTAAATATAAATGAGTTTAACAAGTATTACATAACTCAAAAATGGAATAAATTCCATATCCATGAACTCTTAAATAAGTACCGAAGAATTTTATACTTGGATGTAGATATTTTAATCCGAGAAGACACACCAAACCTTTTTGAAATCGTTCCTGAAAATAAATTGGGTATGTTCAACGAAGGAAGATATGCCCCTCGTTTTGAATACTTAGAACAAGCATCAGAATACTATGGAGAACCTCTTAAATCTTGGGGAGGACAATTTTATAATTCTGGTGTAATGGTAATTTCAAGAATGCACAAAAACATTTTTAAATTACCAAAAGGACAAGATTTTGTTGAAACAGACCAACCTTACATAAATCTTCGCATTTTAAATGATAATGTTCAAATGTTTGATTTAGATTATAAATTCAATCGAATGGATATTTTAGATAAACATTGTGGAATATCCCGTTTGGATTCTTATATCGTACATTACGCCGGTGGACCTCAATCTATTCAAATGGATATAATTAAAAAAGACATTGAACAATGGAAACAAGATGCACCTAATTACAAATATACTCGTAATATATTGGTGACAGTTACCGCTGGAATGGGAGACCAACTATGTGCAGAACCTGCAATCAGATACACACAAAAAATGTATCCAGATGCAAATATGTATGTAGTAACTCATTTTCCAAGATTGTTTGAACATCTTTCTTGTCCTGTAATGACTTACGACCAATGGAATGGAATAAATGATGCAATCGTAAAAATGGAAACTTGTCCTGACGTTGGTATGTCTGAACATAAAATGTCACACGTTTTATTTCACCCGACGGATTTTGCAACTATGTCAATGATAAAAAGAGCAATTCCAAACCATGATAAGACAATCAAATTAAAATTGAATGCAGAAGATACAGCATCTGCTTTAAAATTATTGGAAGGAAGAAATCCTGAAAAACCAACGGTACTTGTTCACGCTGGAAAATGGTGGCCATCTAAAACTTTACCTGTTGAATGGTGGCAGAAAATTGTAAATAAACTTTCCGAAAAATTAACGGTGGTTTTGATTGGTAAAACTATCGACGAACAACAAGGGTATCAACCAATAGAATGTCCAAAAGATGGCATAGACCTTCGAGACTTAACAACACTTGGTGAATTAATGTCACTTATTTCTTTATCACGTTGTGTGCTTACAAATGATTCTTCTCCTATTCATATTGCAGGTGCCTTCGATAATTGGATTGTAACGATTCCAACGTGTAAACACGAAGACCACATTCTTCCTTATAGAAATGGTACACAATATTACAAGACAAAGGCACTTCGTAAGAGATTACTTCTCGATGATTTGGAAGTCCGTCACACAGAATTTCATGCAGATACAATCGATATGATACCGCCGGGTAAAACAATGTATGATTACATACCAGAAGTAGATGAAGTTGTACAAGAAGTTTTGGAGATTTATGAAAACAATCGGTAATAAATTTGAATCATTCAGACCACTAATGAACGAATGGGAATATAAGTTCATTGAAAAACATCTACAACCAAATGATGTTTTACTTGAATGGGGTAGTGGAAATTCAACCCTTTATTGGTCAGGTATAGTTTCCAAAGTTATATCCATAGAACATGATATTGATTGGATAAATGATTTAGGAACTGTAATTGATGCTTACAACGTTAAAAACGTAGAGTTACATCACATACCTGCACACTCACCCGATCCAATTCCTTGCCGTTACGAACAATTTAAGGATTACATAAACTATCCAAAAGAAAAAGGATTAAAGTTTACAAAGATTCTTATCGATGGTAGGGCAAGAAAATATTGTGCAAAATCAATTTGGGAAGTTATAGATGAAAACGTTATTATTTTTATCCATGATTTCAACCGACCCGATTATCAAATGACTTTAAAGTATTATGATTTATTTGATGTTGATTGGAGAGGTCAAGGAATTGCGGCTTTAAAAAAGAAAAAGGATATTATAGATGATGGGTCATATTATTGATACGAATCTATAAAAAATCATATTTATAGGATATGTCTCTTTTTTGTTTATGAGGAATTGATGTGGATTACATACAAGTTGAAAATGGTGAAGTAAAAGGCTACCCAAGAACTCTTCCTCAAAATTGGGCGGATGTTTCAAATTTTTATTTATTAGATGATGAACGTTTACGTTCTTACGGATGGTTTCCTGTTCGTGTTGTATCTGCAACGAAAACAGATAATGACATAGTTACAGGTCAATCTTTTGTTATTGAAGGAAATGAAGTAGTTCAATACGAACAAGTAAGGACAAAAACAGAATCAGAAATAAATGAAGAAAATACACAAATGTGGGAATCAATTCGAATAGAACGTCAACAACTTTTATTAGAATCTGATTGGACACAATTATCCGATGTTAATCTTACCAATGAACAAAAACTGCAATGGCAGACCTATCGTCAGGAGCTAAGAGATATAACAAATCAACCAGATCCAAAAAATATTTCTTGGCCAACTAAACCCGATGATATATGATTAAACTCGTAGAACAAATAGTAAATGAATTAAAACTTCAACTCTTTTCTGAGGAGGATTTGGGTGATAAGACTATTATTGCAATTTATCCTGGTAGGTTTCAACCGATGGGCAGACATCACAAAGCTGCTTACGATTGGTTGGCTAAACAATTCGGTGAAAAGAATACATACATTGTTACATCCGATAAAACAGACCCTCAACGGTCTCCTTTTTCTTTTGCAGAAAAGAAGAAAATCATAAATAAACACGGTATTAAAAACGTTGTAAAAGTTGTTAGTCCTTACAATCCACAAGAATTACTTGAAAAATTTGACCCACAGAAAACGGTTATCGTTTACATGATTGGTGAAAAGGATTCGGGTAGATTATCTGGATATAAACGTCTTATGAAGTATAATAAGACAACTGCAATTCCTTATAAAGACATAAACAATCCCTATGCCTATTATGTTTATGCTCCGCATATTTCTTACAACATTCCAAGTTTCGGAGAAATGTCAGGAACAAACATCCGTAAAGCACTTGGTGATAGAGAAGCAAAGTTATCCGAATTAAAACAAAGATTTAAAGACATAATGGGTTGGTTCGACGCGGATATTTTCAATATGATAATTGGTAAGATGAATACAAACCGCGGCAATTTAAAAGAATCAATCGGTAATTGGGTTACAAACCTAAATAGTATGTCTGCGGAACAATCTAAGAAATTCTTGAATATCATCAAGAAAGAATATAGTGATACAAAAGATTTGATTCCTATTTTCAGAAAGTACATGAAAACAAAATCTCTCACTCAACAAGAACGTGAGACGATAGTTACTCAACTAAGAGATATTGCAAAGGTCATGGGACTTGGTGCCATTGCTATAGCACCTATACCTGGTAGTGAATTTTTAATACCACCTATCATTGCTCTTGGTAGAAAGTATGGTGTAAATTTATTACCAGAAAATGAAGAAAAAGATTTACAATCTCTTCCAGTTGTAAAGAGAGAATTTTGGGATAAAGTTTTTGAAGAAGTCTTAAAAGAAGAAACTATTATCACAGAGGGTGGAGTTGCTGGTCACATGACACACCCGTTTGAAGATATGGGACTTACGTTCGGTGACATGAAAGAAATGTTCCGTCTTGGTCTCTCTGGTGAAATAACAACAACAGGAGCACCATCTGAAAAGTTAGATGGTCAAAATTTGTTTGTAACCTTTAAAAAGGGTAATTTATACGCCGCTAGAAATAAAGGTGACATCAAAAATGGCGGTATGGATTACAAATCTATAAAAACAAAGTTTGAAGGTCGTGGTGAAATCGAACGTGCATTTACATACGCGTTTAAAGATTTAGAACAAGCCGTCCAAAATCTAACTGAAAAACAACAGTTGATGATTTTCAAAAATGGAACTGTTTGGATGAATCTTGAAGTCATGTACCCTGAAAGTGCAAACGTTATAAATTATGACGGTGCTTATATTGTTTTTCACGGAAGTTCTTTGTACAATGCAGATGGAGTGAAAACAAAAGATTATCCAGAGTATGCAAATATTCTTGCCGGTATGATTAAACAAGTAAATGCTGAAACACAAAAGACATTTAGTATTTCCAAACCAAAGAAACTTACGATTGGAAAATCTAAGGATTTCAAACAAAAACTCCAATATTTTACAGATGAACTTACTAAACTTCAAAATCAAATGAATTGTAAAGATTCTGATACTCTTGGTATGTGGCATCAACGTTGGTGGGAAAAATATATTAAGACTAACGCAAAGAGATTAAATGTTGCGGTTGATGAAAAAACAATGGAAGGTCTT